TGGGCGTTTTATACCCTGGATGGTTTACACTACTTTTTTTAAGTATTTGGCAAATATGCCCGTCATCGGTATAAACCCAGTCGCCCTCATCACCATTACGCCAGCTATCAACAACCTCCTCATCATTGCCAAAAGCTTTATATTCCTCCAAAGAGTCAAACAAGTAATGTGGGTTGCCTTTTATTGATTTGAAATCCATGCACAAAATATACGAAATTTTTTCCAAAAAAAAAAGTTCTTGCATAATTCATTTATTTGATTATATTTAATATAATAGAGATATATTATAGAGATAATATTAGAGATATCTCTAGAGAAAAAGAAAAATTAATAATAAAAAGAAAAGTTTTAAGGGGTGATTTTGAAAAATAGCCTTAGAATGTGTGTGGGTATTGTTTTATACGCCCACCCCCCGTTGAATTGCCCTATGGGGTTGAATATTAGGTTGAAATTATGGATTACAATCATTATTATAATTATGAATTTAATTTTATCTATTTATTAGAGAAGGACAACAAACTTAATATAAATAAAAACGGGGACTAATACGTCCCCGTCTCTACTCCCTATTTTATTTTAACTACTAATTATTCGCTATCAACTGCACACGCATCAACAAACTTATTACCATTAAATAATGGATTATCTTTACTGAATACGTTCATTAAATCACTAACTAAAGTTATCTTATTAACCTTATTATGTGGTAACATTGTGTTATCATTAATGATTGTATTATCTTTTATTACCTTTGCTATTAATCTATAGTATTTTCTACTTAACATATACACCCCCTTTATCATTTAAGTTAATATTATTTAAAGTTCCATTTTCATCTAGTATTATTAAATCATTAATAGTATTTACACCTTGTTGCGTGTTGTCTATTGCATTAACTTCTAATTGGTGAAACTGCTCCCAATTTTTACAACCTTCAACAACTTTTAATAAATCTATTAATTTAATATCCAACCATTTAATACCGACCTTTCCACCTCCTAAACTGTATCTATGAGCAATTTTGACTTTTTTATTATCTTTCCCTATTATTGCAAATGTTGTTGACATCTATTTATCCTCCTCATTTAAGTTAATATAATACTCATATTCATGAAGCTCTTTAAGACTGATTATTATTCTATCTAAATCAGCTTTTAATTGATAGTTTTTCTCTTCCAACTCATCAACCTTATTATGTAATAAATCAACGTCCTTTTTTAATCTATCATTTAACATATAATCCTCAAGTCGTTCCTTTTGCAAGTCGTTATGATGTTTTATATTTTGTTCATATAACTTTTTATAATCCTTATTATCTTTTTTCATTTTTATAACCTCGATTTTATTATTGTTTCTATATCTTTAACCTCTTAAAATATACAATGTTCCCAACTATTTACAAATATTTATTTATATTTATTTATTTTTATTGTTGTTTATTTATTTAATGTTTTATTATATTTGGATAGCCAACAACGGCACAACATAGAGAAAGAGAGAAAGAAAAAATGGAAGAAAAAAAGACTTATTACAAAGAGGATTTAATAGAGGGAGCAATTGAAGACCTACAAGAAAGAATTGACTGGTGCGAGAAAGAAGAAGAAATATATGACGAAGACGATTTAATATCAGAAATAGCCGACAATAACATACCAATTTACACATACGATTTACTACAATACGCAAGTAACAATTTTGACTTAATACAGCCTAATGATTTAGCAGGAGATAATCCTGATGTTATAAAAATTATCCAATGCAATATATACGAAATGTTAACAGAGCATTTATATAATCACATAAACAATAAAGTAGAAGTAAAGGAGATAAAATAATGGTAAAAGTAACAATGGAAGAAGATTGTCAATTTTTAAAAGACATAGAATACAATAGTCTTGATGTTAATTTTTGTGGGACAAATAAAGGGTTATATAATTTAATGATTGCTATGGGACAAGTCAAGTTATTTAGCAAAGGTATAAAACCTACACAAAAATGGACATTAAAGAGTGTTAAAAGGTATTTTGGTATCAAGGGTAACACACAAAGTATTTTAGCTCAATTGGATACATTAAATCAAATAATCAAGGAAGGGCAAAATGGATAAGAATAAACTAGCAATGAATAATAAAAGAGAAATAAAAGAAGCAATATTGACAATGGATAAATTGTATTGGGCAATAGAAGAAAGAGAAGAAAATATAAAAGATGAGCATTTTATAGAGTTGATACAATATACCAAACAAATGTATAACGAATTTAAAGAAATAATAGAATAATAAAGGAGAAGAAATGACAACAGTAAAAATAGTAAAAAGATTAGGGATATTAGAATCAGAACTAACAAATGGAGTTGCAGAATATATTGATATGCTTGATGAGTATATTGAGTTATATGAATTATTAAAAGAAAAAGGAGAATAAAATGAAATATAATGATGAAATAGTTGGAGAACAATACGAAATAAGAGAACTTGTTATAATTAATTTTATTGAATGGTATGCTTCAGA